TTTCTAGAATATTGACGATTATCTTATCATCATCTATAAGATGAGCAATGGTAGTCATACTCATTTTAACTTCTGAGCCTGGTATTGCGTTTGGGTCACCTTCTTCTGGACCTGGAACTCGTGTTATCTGTGGTGTTTGTTGCATTGTTCCTTCAGGACCCATAACCTCTCCATGTCTGTTATGATGAATCTCTCCATAAGTATCAATAAGAGATTCTATTTGAACTACCTGGTCAGAATCTGTTGCATATGTCTCATCTCCGCCTTTTTCAATTAAAGCAGCTTCTTTTTGTAAATATGCGGAGTAATCGTCATCATCCATCATATTCTCATAACCAGTATCTTCTTCAAATACATGGTACATGGGAATCCTTACTCTTGTATATCTCTCGATATACTCTCTTTTGACTACAGCAGTATCATCGTAATCATCCCCAAGGAATAATTGCCCTTCTGTAGCTTTTAGGTCAGTACCAGGATATCTGTCTGCCTGAGTAGAGGATGCCTTCTTAATAATGTTCATATACTGAGGATACATCTTTTCTGCTTGCTCGTCTGTTACCAGACGAGAGATAAGAATGTGAGCAGCGTCATTGAAATAACGGTCTCTGGAGTTCGGATCTACATAAACATCAAGTGGATAAACACTCTGCATGAGAACCTCCCCTTTTCCCATATCCGCGTTTGGATCTTGATAGACCATTAAATATCCCATTCCCCCAACATAGTAATCATCTATACACTCTTTGAGGACTTCATTGCCATTAGAGATCTCCCATACCCACTGACATAGGTCAGCAAATATTTTCGCAGTCCGAGTGTCAGAATCCTCTCGCCCCGAGGATCTGAACTGTGGGTTGTTATAAGTAAGAAGAGCCTTTGCAGTCTCTACGATCGGGTGTATCCGATTTACGACAAGAGCAGCCTGACCCCGTCTGCGAAGTTCTTGCTCCTCTACTTCAGTCCACTGTGCACCAGCACGAAATTTTTGATCCTCTAGAAAGTGTTGTCCCCAGACCTCTCGGGCTCTTTGGTACTTCTCAAGTAATTCTATAGATTTCTGTACTTCTTTATGAATTTTACCCTGAGAAGAGGAACCAGGCTCTGCACCCAGTGCCTCCTTAGGGTCCGTCTTCATTCTGTCTGCTGTAGTTTCTTTCTTTATTGCCATAAAAAAAGCCCACTTCCCCGAGAAGGGAAAGCGGGCCTTGCGTTTTGCAGTGGTCCCTAGTAAAGGAAAATTAGTTCAAATAGGTGATTTCCATCTTTTTTATCTTCTTCGACAAATTGCCGTTATGAAAGTTAAGTCTAACTTCACCTGAAAAGCCAGAACTTATGCATTGCTTTAAGAATGCCATTAGAGCTAATAAAGTTCCCTTAGAGGATAGCCCAGTTTTTATCTGACTCGCTCCGCACGTCTGAGTCGCTGGATGCTGAATTGATTTGAGAGGATATTGGCTTATAGGCCCCTTTCATTGCGTAGTATAGTCCATCCAGCAAATCATCATGTTTACCTCTAGGATACATTAAAAGTTCCCCTTTTAGATTTTCCATGTCCTTTTTAATGAAAACTCTCCCCTGATAAAAGTGAGGTTGCATTGATTCGAGCCTTGCAGACTTTCTAGTCCTGGGGTTATTCTTTATTTCCATACCAGATATCCAAATGTTAAGATCATCGCATCTTCGCCTAACATAGTCTCTAAGCATTTCCTGATATCCTACTGTTTCAATCCTTGTCCTTGCTGGCTTGTACTTGTGCCAATTTTGAATAATCGCCTCTCCGACATCTACTGGTTTTGCATGTTTGCGATAATAGGGTAAAATATATCTTTTATCATCTTCATCTATTGCAATCGTGACAATAGCAGAAAAGTCAGCTGTCTGTTTTGTGCTGGAAGCTGGGTCAACTCCACAGAACGTATGAACAAACAGTTCTTTTTCTTCTGGATACGTCATCTTCAAGATTCCAGTCCCTTCTGAAAGCGATTCGTAATCTCCGTCCCAATAGTTTATGTACTCTTCTTTGAAGAGCTGATCTTCGTCTCCTACGATCTCGCACTGATATTCTCGATAAAATACAGAACTCCTATTTATGGCTCCCAAAGCCTCTTTTTTCTCCATAAGCTGTTCATAATTCATTTGCTCAGGCCAAAGCACTTTTCCCTTGTCTTCGTCAATAACTGCCTTATACGAAAGAGATGACCAGTCGTTCATGTCTTTCAAGGTCTCAACTATGCATCTTTCGTGCTGCGGAGTACCAATAACGAGTAATCTTCCCTTTTGTGCATCCAATGATGGCTCTACAGATTGAAGTAACCATCTCAGGTTCCATTCCATCGATTCAGCTGTTTTCGTGTTGTTTTCATCTTCTGGGTCATCTAGGACAATAAGCGTGGGCCTTTGATTCCCAAACTTCAATCCACGTATCTGCTGTCCAGTTCCTTTACAGACTATGACGGAACCATCTTTTAGATGAACAACATCCTTTGACCATATCTTGGAAGAATGCCTTCCCCAATATCCAAAGATACTTCGTAGTTCCAATGAGTAGTCGAGTGTGTCTTTTATGGTTTGGAGAAGGTTAATAGCGTGGCCTTGCGTCTTTGAGGACAGGACAATGACCTTCTGCCCTTCATCAAAGAGGAGATGATGAAGAGGAAAGACGCAGGCCCCAATTGATGATTTTGCATGATTACGAGGTGCAATAATACTCATAAGTCTTTTGTCGTTTTGCATAAATAGTTCACATATCTCCTTATGAAAGCTAGGAGAAGCCTGTGAGAACATAGCAGGCATAGCTACTTTCCCAAAAAGTAACATATCAGCCTTTAGCCTGGTAAGTATATTGTTCTTACTCACTCAATACCTCGACTTGAGCATCCTCAATCTGTATTGACCTCTCAATTTCAGAAAGAGAGACGATTTCAGCCTCCATAGTACCTCTTGGTTGGTCTTTAGCCTTCATTCCATAGATATCCATGAAATTCTCAGCTGCACGGAGCATATTTGAAGGTTGGTCAAGCTCTTCTGCCTTGGTAAATGAGTTTTTCAACATTTCAACGACCTTTTCCTTCGTTATCCCGCCATCAGTTAGTATCTTTTGTAGTTCTTCTTCCACCATTTCCCTCACATAAGGTTTTTTTAAGAGTAATCGTGCCTTAACAGCTGGCATTCTCTCATCTGCAGAGAAAATCCTGCCCAACTGCTCATAATCAATAGACCCTGCAGCAAATTGAATGGCATAAGCCTTTGCAAAGTTCCTGTATTGAGTACGGGTCTTGTTCTGATCCATCCAGGATTTGTGTCCAATATTCGAGAAATTGCCAGTTTCACGCCTGGGAAGGTATTCAAACTTGCTTTTGGTACTGGAAAAAGCCTGTCCGAAGGGAAATACGAGATTTACACCTTTTTTGTACTCTCGTCTCTTCAAACAGACTGATACGTACCCATCATCAGAAATACCATAATCGCCTGGATTACACTCTCTCCAGTGCTTATACTTGATTTTGTTCTTATCAGCCTCTTTTTGGGTGAAAATAACATACTCCCTCTCATAGTATTCTCTCTTAACCCCTTTTTTCAAAGGGTTGACAAGATGTTTTCTGGTTATTCTGTCCATTCTTCATAATCCTTAGGAATCTCTATATCTCCCAAAACCCTGTCTATGTCCTCTTTCATCATAGAAAACGAATAATTCGCTGGATCTTGCTCTTCCGCGATAAGGTGACTACTAGTAAGATAGCTAGTATCCCTCTTTCTTTCTTCCCTGGTCCCAGGGTCTCTACTGGAACTATCTCTACCCCAAGTAGAGATAGTTCCCCCTAGTCCCTTAAAGATCTTACCCAGGGTACTAATCAAGAAAACTCCCTAAATACTGCTTTGCACTCAGTACACTCCAATACAGACTCGTGTTGATTCTCACCATTAGAAAGCTCTGGGTCTACCCAAATAGACCTGGTTAAAGGTTTCTTAAAACAATGAGGACACATGGGAGTAGGGATGCTAAGATCTTTTAGAGACTCTTCAATTCGGGGATATTCTTCCACATCCTATTCTACGAAACTTAGAGCAGTTTTGTTGCATACTTTCTTACCCATTTTCTAAAATTCATTTTCAATGTGAGTACGTAGTCTATACAATACCTACCCCCCAGCAGTGTTTGGTGGTCGACCCAAGTTTCGTTGAGATTTCCAATGTTCCCTGGGTCGTTAAGATCCCACCCACTACTCGTTCTCGCTTGCCCCTGTCCAAGGCTACAGCCCCAAGCAGGAGTACTCATAAGACTCTTTAGGGACGTCTACCATTAACACTGCTGGGTGGTGAGCTCCACCTTCCTGCCGCCGTTTAAGACCAAGAGCCCCCGCATCTTTGCGGCAGGAATTGGCCTGTCGCATAACAAAGGAGGATTCACCATGAGTGATTTCCTTGACGGCTTTGCCGCCGTAATGGCCCCTTGGGGTACCGTTTGGCCTGCTTCTACAGGCAATGGTATCATCCTTAAGCCCAAGTCTGAGATGCAGGACGGAAGACCTGTCCAGACTCAGACCCCTGAAGAGTTTGTAGCCAGCTTCGAGACCGAAGCAGGCATAGCAGCCCTTCAGGAGATGGAGGACGTTGCTTCGCAACTCGATCTCTCCCTTGTCCAGCATCTTGAGCTGGATAGAGAGTTCGATGGCAAGGCAGCCTCGCCTCTCGTGTGGGTTGGAGAACAGGCCAAGGATGTACCGAGTACACCCGAGTCTGCTGTCTCTAGAGCGTCTCGTATCCTTCACGAGGCGTTGGGGAGTCTATCTAAGTAGACACCCTTCGGTAGAGGTTATAGGGCTCGGCTTCGGCTGGGCCCTTGCCTCTTTTCTTTAACACTTAACTTGGGAGATTATCATGAACGTACTAGTCCATATGCAGTCTTTGGAGAACTATGCTGATGATAGTTCAATGCCATATTGGAAGTTCAAGGGTGGTGAAACCGTTCTTATCTGTGGTGTAGATAAGGAAGCTAATGCTGTGGCATTAGCTGCTCTACTCCATGCAGATCAATCCTTTGGATACATAGAGTTTCCATCTAGTTGGGAAGTCGTACCAGATGATTTCGTACCTATCACGGGTAGAGAGAACTACACCTATGAGGCTTTCAAGAGTGGCAGATTTGTTCAGCGTGTCTTGGACAATGAAGGCAATGATGTCAACGACATGGATGATGAGGTAGAGCATATCTTCCATAACATGCAAACTCACTCTAAGCCTTGTGATGCTTGTATTGAATCAGATAGTTCTATAAGCACTCCGTGTCAATGTCTTAGTTGTGATCCTGATGGTACAAGATATATATGTTCTTGTGAGGAGCCTGAGGAGGTCGATATTAACTATGTTTCCACTATTCTTAAGCCTACCGTGGCGACCAATCCTGAGTATTATGTCACTATCAACAATGGTATCGGTGGCTTTAATCCTGTGCTTATGGGGCCTGAAGGCCCTGAGAAGTCAGGCAACACCTATGCTCCTACTGATGTGGGTCTAGCTATCACTCATGGCATAAGTTGGGCCAAGTGTGAAGACATCCCATTCAAGTATGGTGATATCTATAAGCCTGCTCCTTCTAGCGTATAACAATCCATTAACACTTAACCTGGAGGTTATTATTATGACAACCGATTATCAGAAGCTTTTTGAGAAGTCAACTGAGTTAATTGTTCCTTCGGAGCTTTCTGCTCAGGAGCTTTTTGAGAAGTCACAGGTCTTTCCTAAGCCTTCGTCTACATTGCTCCTCATAAGAGGCTTACCTGGATCAGGCAAGACCACTCTTACTAACATACTCCTCAGTCTCAACGATCGTTCTGTAGCTTATGCAGCAGACGATTGGATGCATGACTGTGTTGATGTAACGAGTGACCATTCATCCTGTGGTGAATATGAGTTCAGTCCAAGTATGTTAACCAAGTGTCATGAGCTGTGTCAGGAATCTGTAAGGAAGGCTCTTGGGGACTTTGGGCCTCGCTTGGTAATTGTCCATAACACTTTTACTCAAGACTGGGAGATGGAACCATACATTCGGATGGCTGAGCTTTTTGATCCCTGTGGGTATGAGCCCTATGACGTTGAGCTCTTCACCATAGTAATGGAGAACAGGCACGATAGCTGCTCTATTCACAATGTGCCTGAGGAAGCAATGGATCGAATGTATAAGAATCTTAAGGATTCCATTCAGTTAATCTAACAACCCCCGCAACCCCAGCTATCTATAGGTTTAGGTGGCTGGGGTTGCTTAAATTAGGAGATTCCTAACGATGAACCGACTATATTCTGGTATTTTCTTCCCTTCTCGTAAGTTGCATATCACGTATGATTTCTTCCGTGATGACCCACAACTCCCTCCTGGAGTAGTAGAGGGTCAGGAACAGGTCGTTGTACCTTCAGGCATCATACTCAATGATATGCTTGGTGTACTGAGTTTTGACCTCATTCGCATTGGGCCAGATCCCATAAACGATGAGGTTATAAGGCATCAGTTCCCAAGACTAAATCCTTGGCAGACACCTATAGAGGATAGAGATGATGATGATGATTCTTATAAGACTCCTCTTCATATGACTCTCTATACAGCAACTGGTGTTAATCCAGTTGAGACTGGTCGTTGGCTTGAGGATCATCCAGATCAAGTTCAAGTGTTTGAGTCTTCAGGTTATCCAAGAGCAATGACTGGAGTCTGGGGTTTCAATGATGAACGATACTTCCCTAAGAAGGGTATGTATGACCATATATTCTCTAATGGTGCTGGTGGCCTGCTTGAATATCCTATGGGTGGCCCATATGTGGCAAGTAGAGAGATGATGATGGAGATGGAGGATAATAATGAAGACTAAGGTTGATAAGATGATAGTATCGTATATTGTGCTGTTTAGTGCATCTATACTATACTTTGCGTTTCACATAGGGTGGTGGATACTTAGGTGATTGCCTGAGTTCCCCCACATTGATAACCCGATCTCCCAGGGCAGGGCCTTGGGACATCGGGTTTTTTTCAGAGCTAAGAAAAAGGAGGCAAAATGAAGTTTACCTGTATAGCCTGCGAATTTAAATACCACGCAACTGATATGGATGTAGATGAACGGATGTGCTATAACTGTCTTGAAGAGAGTGAGGTTCATGAAAAGATAATAAGGATTCTTGACAGGTGTAACCTTTACGATCTCAGAACAATACAGGAAGCCCTTTATGAAATGGGCTTCAGAGAGAAAACGATGCGGAATTGGAAAAAAATGAAAGAGAGTTTACAGGGAAAACCTAATAAAGAGGAGAAATCATATGAGTAGAACCAACGGCTATGTAAGGAATAGATCCATAACAAAGTGGTGTGGAAAGAGATCATTAGGCTTTCTGAGGTCTGAGGAAAAGAGACTAAGGAAAAAAGGATGGAATGTCTTCATAGAAGAAGAGTCTTCTGGTGCATTAAACCTCAAGGGTACTAAGGAAATACAGCAGAAGTTCAGACTTGTAGAATCTAAAAGATATCTCTAAGAGTTCCCCCCGCATCTTCCCATGTTTTGTTAATTACATAAGGAGATATAGCTATGGCTGATTTCTGTGGACCATGTGAAGATGATATGTTTGGTGCCAGGACTAAGTATACTAAGCATACAATAGAGTTTTTTCAGGATGAAATAGTCAAGGTCAAAGCTATTAGTCTTCTATGTGAAGGCTGTGGTGTTGACGTAATTGTGGATATGGATGGTAATCTTATGAGGAAGGAAGGTAGATGTGCAAGTTGTGATGAAATATATATGTTAAGGAATGATGGTACCTGTGGTCAGGAATGTGCTGACCATATGGACGACTTGTTTTTACAATCAGATAATGAGAGACATTTGGAGGTGTAGACATGTACGAGAA